GTCATCATCTAATTGAATTCTACCAGTTATTTTGAAAATACGGTCAACACCTTCAAGTATCTCAGTATTTTTTTGTAGATAATCCAATACAACGTACATCATTCCACATTCACCTTGGCTTTTCATTCCAAGCTTGGTGAAATGCAATAAGAAATCAACTCCTGTCAAATTTAAAAACAAGTCTACTTTGGATACAAGTTCATCATGTTTTTCTGTGAGTTTTTCTACTGATACATCAGATAATATGATAAAAGAATTTGGTGCCTTTTTCCTAATGGAATCAATAGTTTCCAGTGTTTGTTTCAGACGTTCATCAGGACTAAAGACACCAATGGCTGGCACCAAACAGGAGGTTACGACAAATAAGGCCTTCATTTATACCAGTACCAAACATCACATTCGGTTGTAAGAACCTTGTCTGTTTTTGTAGGTGCGAATTCACAGACGGCTTTGTTGACGCCAGGAATTGTTTGATAGTCATGGCCAGAAAAGATACCACCAGTCTTAACTTTAGAATAGTAGTTATTACAATCTATAGTTAGTTGTTCGTAGGTGTGTAGACCATCAATAAAGATGAAATCAAATTCTTCATCCTTAAATGTATCAACAACGTTATCTGAATAATCTCTAATCAAAACAAATCGGTCACCATAAACGGCCATCTCTTTTGTTACTCGGTGAAAGAATTCTTCTCGGTCATTCAAAATATTACCGTTCCAGTCTGTGTATGCAACATACGGGTCAATTGAATACAAGGTCAATTCTGGATTGGTGTCCAATAGAAACTTTGAGGTATGTGCCTCAGAACAACCAATTTCTAATCCTCTTTTCATGCCTTTGGTCAATTCACCTAGACCATAACCAGAACATTTTGCTTGTGGTCGTACCACACCGAAAACTTGTGATACTGTATCAAATTTAATTACATCACTCATATTATACCTCTTTATTAAAATCACTAAAAATAACAAATGGATCAAGTCCAAGTTGGTGGTCTGGAATTCTATGTAGTTCAAACAATTCCGGATGTTTGACGGAAGCTATCAACATTAATGTTTGGTCATCATCAACCATGCCATTACTTCCCAATAAGATAAGACTTTCTTTCATGTATTCTTCGAATTTTGGCCATGCAGTTTTTCCACCAACAATCTTTGCACCTAATATGTATACATCATTAGTCGAGATTATATCCTGTATGCCTTTGTTGTCATAGTCTTTATAATTGAACAGATGCATTTTATTAACATCGAAATCATATGACCATTTTTTACTTGCTGGTACCTTATCAGCAGTACGGCAATAACCAAAGTCTAACCAAGATACCAATTCGTTTGTCGCAAAATTATTTTTAATTGCAACATTAACAAAAAATGATTTTAAATAATTAACAACGACATAATGAGGATTCCAATATTCAGGATTTGCTCTTTGTGATGGATGAATCATCTTTTGAAAACTTTCATTACTCTGGATGTTGCCGATCTCTCCAATCAACTTGTCATACTTTTCAAAAATATCAAGCGAAATGAATTTTGTTGGCCTATCACCACGTAATGGTTGTAGTTTTTCAATTATATCTGGTGTAGAGAAAACAACCATTTCGTTTTCCATTTGAGCCATATGAGAAAAACGTTCAATGTATGTTTCGGTGGTTCTCTGTAGATATGCTGGCAGACCTTTATCGGGTGTCCAGTCACCACGGCCAATATCGTAAAAAGCAGTAACAATAGTAATATCACTCATCATGTTGTCCTAAAAGTAATTAATTCCTCAACACCATACTTATCATGGTAAAATTTCTTCAATACAGGATCCCTATCATATTGGTGTACAATATAATAAGGTTGGTCATCACCAGTTAACATTAATCCATCCCGAAAGATTGGATGTTTCTCTGTGATGAATGGTGCGAAATGTTCTTTCTCATCCGGTTTGTTTGTAACGTGTAGATTGCAACAGAAACCATCATTCAAACCACTAATGTAGGTACTACTAATGTATGGATACCAATTCATCAATACATTATATGCGGCTTGGTCTGCAACCCAATCTGCTCTATTTAAAGATAGTTGGTATAATAATGCACACATTCCAGAAACACTTGATGCTTTGCCTGCCAAGGTGCCGACATTCAATACTTCATATTCTTTAATATCTTCATAAAAATATTGACCAAAACATTTTAAAATGTTATCACGATTCCAATGTTCGTTTTTTATTTTGATACATTCTGATACTGCAACCAAATTTATATCATCAGAACGTTGTGTAATCTTATCTAACAAATAGTCCATAGGATCAAGTTGAAAAATTACATCACGCACATCTGTACTAACAACAAATCTATATTTGTCTAAGTTTCTTTTTAGGAAATCATAGATGTGCATGAATCGTTCCATATGAAACATTGTACCAGATTGTGACTTGGCCGGAATAGCAATAAATCCGGCCTGTGTAATTTTGTTAAGTGTTTCTTGTGATGCATCAATCGCAATCAGAACTTTGTCACCCTTGAATGTTGTTTGATTGATTGATTCAATCCAAGGTTTGACTTGTTCGTAGTTATAGTTTTTAAATGCACCTATAATCAGGTCTTTTTGCGCCATGGTAAATCTCCATTATATTGTTTGTTTATCATCTCATTTCCTCTTAAAAAGAATTCTGTTTGTACAGAATCTGCTCTACTAGCAACTCTATAGTTTATTGTGTACTGGCCATTCGTGTCAAATTCTGGTGAATTCTGCATCATAAATGGTGACAATATTCTGTCAACTTCCGGTTGCTCTTGTGGATGTCTTGCTCTGCGGTACCAGTAAGGTGAGAAACCTAATGCTGCGGCCTTAGGTATCATAAAACAATTCACATCAATGAATTTATCATTAATCACAGAGGTCCATTTACCTAGTGATTCACAATCATCGTTACATATATATTCGCCTTCTTGGCTGACGATTTTACGTAGTGAGTATGCCCATTTATTTCCCTTTGATATAACATCAACCAAGGTTTCAATATGATTTGGTTCGTACCAATTATCTTCATCCAAGAAACATAGGAACTCACCGTTTGCAATATAGGTCATTGCACCATATATTCTGTGTCCGTTGTATTGGTCTTTTCCTGTTGCGTATGGAAGGTCAACTAGGTCAATATGTGGATACTCTTTGGCTATCACACGACCTTTTGGTTGGCCATCAACAACAACTAAGTGTTGTATGTTATCATAGGTTTGGTTTTTAACCGAGTCTAACGCTTGGCGTACACACGGTGCACCTGTGGTAGGTGTAATCACTGTCACTAACGGTTTCATAATGTATCATCCTCTAGTTAATTTTAATATTGCCTCAATTTGTTTTTCAATTGCTGGTTTGCGATTAGGCCAATAGATGTATTCTTTATCACCTGTACTATGTAGTTTCTTTAGGAAAGGTATAATCATCTTCTCAAGTTCAGCCAATCGTCTTTCTGTTTCCGACAAATTGACCTTGTAGTTCTCAACGGTCTGCACACTCTCTTTAATAGAAGAATTGTATTCTTGTTCAGAGATAGCGGAGAAACCAAAATCATTTTCGGTATCTTCATACTGTTTCAATATTTTATCAAAGTCTGTTAGTGCCATAATTACATTCTCACTATTACTGCATTTGCTGGTGTATTATCTGTAACAACAATTCGTCCTGCGGAATCACCTTTCGATGGTGATTTACCATAAATCTTTGGAGTACCCTGACTATCTTTAGCTGAAGGATCAAATCTTTGGTCTTCCCTTCTTGCTCTCAATCTAAAATATAACTCATGTGTTTTTGCATATTCATGTGATTCTGTTAATACACCATTAAGTGTCAACTGATTTTTTTTATCATCATATTTACCAGAAACATTCATAGGTCCAATGTACATGTAATCTATTGGCCCACCCATCTTTTCATTACCAACAACTATTTTCACTTTATCTGTATTTCCTATTTTACCATAAACATCTGGAACTTTATCACCAATAACCAACTTTTCTTTTTTTACTAAATGGTCGTATGCAGTTTTCATAAACTTTTTAGCAATACCAGGAACAGCTAATTCTAATCCTTTTAATCCTCCACCAGCTAAAGAAGGAGCAGATTCTCCTTTCAAAGACAGGTTTAGTTCTTCGATATTTTTACCTTTTACCACTTCAAATACAACATCTGTATATGGTTCGGATCCACCGGTTTGCCGACCTGTAAACTTTTTGGCACCAATGACACCAATTATTTTAGTTTTTCCAGCAATAACTGTTATTGGATTGTTTTTATTTTTTTTGATAGAAGAATTGATACTATCAATAACACCCATTTCTTGTCGTTCAGCTGATGCACCGGCCATTGTTAACTCCCAAATGAAAGTATTTATCTAATTATTTGAATGTCTTTTCCAGAGGTCCAAACTTCAAGTTCAGTTCTTAAACGATTTTCTGTCTTTAGGGTTTCGAATCTATTTACGGCCTTTTTTCTCCACCATTCAATCAAGTTTACCAGATTGTGTTTTTCATAGTTTTCACCAGGAATAAGCACGTCCGTCTTACAATTTACATAATCAACCATGTTCTTGAAGCCATAGTCACTGATGTAATATCTTTTTTGTTCTGTCAACCCTTTTGCTTTGAGGATCGTTGCTATGAATGTGTCCCCTTCAGGACTACCT